ATCCCAATACGCTCCCGCGACCCACCAAAACGGAATTAAGACCATCCCCTATCCATAATTTAGTTAAAGAACCCTTTAAGCAACCTGCAGTTCTTAAACCAATAACCATCAATGAAGAACGTGTTGACCCATTGATGATTGGCCTTAAGAAGTGTGGTGTTGTAACCCCCACAATTGATCTAATGACCCTCCGTAGATGTAGAATTGCATTGACGTCTTTTGAAGAAGGGACGTAGTAAGAGTTTTAAAGGTATTCTTACTGTAAGTGAGTCTATTAAAGGCTTACCCGGAGACGATTTCATAACCCCTGTTAAGAGACGATCTTCACCTGGTATTCCTTGGTGTTTCCAAGCTGGTGGAACAGCTGGCAAGCGGAAATGGCTAGGAGATGGTGAAGATTATATTTTAGATCATCCCGACTTAATAAAAGCTTTACAGAAACGATACGAACTTGCGTGTAAAGGTGAAAGAATGGAAACCATTTGGGCTGACACTCTTAAGGATGAACTTCGTCCTATAGAGAAAGTCAAGGCTGGAAAAACGCGAGTTTTCTCAGCTGGTCCTATGGATTTTGTTATTTTCATGAGACAATATTATTTGCCTTTCTTTGCACACATGATGCGTAATCGTATTCATAACTTTTGTGGAGTTGGTATTAATGCTACTGGTGTAGATTGGGAAGTTCTAACGAAGAAGTTGCGCTCTAAAGGCAGCAAAGTTGCTGCTGGTGATTTTCGTAACTTTGATGGAACAGAACTTGCCGAGATCCTTTGGGCTTGTTGCGATATCATTTGTGATGTCGAAGACGACCCCGATGACCCGGATAATGATTTAAATCGAAAGATACGAAAGGTTATTTTCTGTGAAATAGTGAATTCTATTCACTTACATGGAAATAACCTTTATGGTTGGAACCATTCGTTAACATCTGGTAATCCTGGTACTGCTATCATTAATACCCTTTACAATGTTTTAAGTATGATGTACGTTTTCTGTAAAACTACTGACTATTCTCCCTCTTATTTCTTTGATCATGTATATATGGTTGCATATGGAGATGATAACATCATTAACATGTCCGACTTTATTTGTCCTATTTTTAATCAAGTAACCATAACTCGTGGTTACGCTGACATTGGAATGGAGTATACTGACGAAGACAAGACTGGTAATATTGTACCTTATCGATCTCTTCCTGAGATTAGTTTCTTAAAGAGAAAGTTTAGGTATGATACAGACTTGTGTCGTCATGTCGCTCCCTTAGACCTTGACACGATACTTGAAATGACGATGTGGGTCAGAGGAGATTTAGATCACAATGCTCGGTGTGCCATTAACATTGAACATGCATATCGTGAACTCGCTATGCATGGTCGAGATGTTTTTGAACATTGGAGTGTGATTCTAGATAAATTGGCTCACACCCACCTGACGAATCCTCCCATCCTATATGATTATCTTGATTATGTAGGACAAGAATTTGAATGGTAAAGGCTCCCGGAATAGTGCTCTCTGTCTATGGTGTAAAGTATGAGAGCAGCAAATCCCGAATCCGGGTAGTAACAGACGAGGGCTATTTAGCTCGATTACACACTGATGCGTCTATAAATATAAGTTCTGTGTAACACCCATCGTTCAGGTGGAATGAGTGAACCACTTGCTAGATGTAAAAATTACCCACTTGCTACAACTAATAAAGAATCCTCAAGTCCTTCCGGAACTACATCCGGATTCTCTGACGGTGGAAATCTCGCCAATAAGAATTCTATGAATACTATTGGCGATGTTTCCACTGCTATTGCCCAACCCGATGTTACACCAGAAACCCGTTCGCAGGAAATTACC